TCGAGAAATAGCTAAAAAGTTTGGTGTTCACAGGTCGAACATCGGTTATATAAAAAACAAGAAAATATGGTCATATCTTACTGAAGGACTTAGTTTTTAAGTAGTTTGGTTCAAAGTTTAACATAGTAACTAGTAATAATACACATTAAGGAGTGATTCGGAATGATGGATTTATTACAAACTTCAAATGAAATGTGGGTCTGGGCTAATCAACATCCGTATTTATTTACAATTATCAGACTTGGTCAACCATCTGTTTGGGCAATTATTATATACGCAGGAAGTAGAATCATCAGTAACTTTGTTAACACGAATAAGAGAGGTGTTTTCAAATGAACATGGATGATATTAATGAATTCGAAATCAAGTTAAGTGAGTTAGAGAAAATAATGAAGCAACCAGGGGCAACGGATTTAATCGAAGTACAGTACGGAGAGAAGAAACATAGATTCTATAACTTTGAGATTGATAAAGCGTTAGATTACTTTAATGAGAAGAAAAGAGAAGGTTATGAAGTTGTTATGAGGAAGATTGATTGACAGAAAAAAGCGACACAAAACAAGGAGGAATGAAAATGGGTGTAGATTACTTGGTTTGTAATAATTGTGGAGACACTTTCCCAGATTGCGGAAGCTTTGTAAGTTGTGAATGTGGCGAAAGATGGTGTAGTCAAAGTTGTGCAGAAGCAGATGGTTACGAATACAGAGAATACGAGGATGAAGATGGGGAAATGGTCGAAGACGAGGAAGAGTCGACTTGTAATTTTTGTAGGGAAGAAGACTTTGAGGATTATGAATTATTAACTTTCGCATTAAGTCAACTTGATTTATCAAGAGGAGATTTAATTAAACTGTATAAAGAAACGAAATAGGAGAACGGTATGCAACAACAAATACAGGACTTAATAAAAAAATATGAGAGCGATATCCTCGCTCTCTTAAACAGAAAAGAAAATTTAAAACCTACTGATCCATTATATGCGTTGATTGAAATAGCAGTACTAAATAAACAAGAGTTTGTGTATGAATTGAGGTCGATACTATGAGTAAGTATGGAGCTAAACGAACGAAAATAGATGATATAAAGTTTGATAGTCAAGCAGAGGGATTGTATTACGAACATTTAAAAGGATTAGAGAAAGCTAAAGTTATATCTTATTTTGTTTGTCATCCTAAATACCAATTACAACCGAAGTTCGAGAAGAACGGTGTGAAATATAGAGAAATTAGTTATATCGCAGACTTTGAAGTAACTTATCCAGATGGAAGAATAGAGGTAATTGATGTTAAGCCCACATTCTTGTTAGAAGCCTTCAAATTAAAGCGAAAACTATTTGAATACAAATACCCTAACTTAGAAATAAAATGCGTGACATATACCAAAAAATACGGTTGGGAAACGCATGAGGAGAACAAAGAGAGGAAGAAAAAGAAATGACACAAAAAGAGATTATTAAAAACATACATGATCGTTTAGAAAACGTAGCAGCACTAACACCATTTGAACGAGTGCTAATTGAATATGCAGTAGAAGAAGTATTGAAGTTGGTGAAGAAATGATTATACAAGTAGAAAATCCATTATACGAAATAGGAGAATTATTATATGGCGAGCAAGACTGATAAATTAGCAGAGTTATATAAGAAAGCAAATGGACTGGATGAAGAACTACCTAAAGAACTAATGGACAAATTATCTGTATACGGTCAGATATTAGAAATATTAGGTGGATTATGGGCGAATAGTACGAAAGATTGGAAACTTAATGAAGCGAAAAGGCGAGAAACAATAGCGACTGTTTACTCATTAGATCCAGAAGGTACAGGGAAAGACAAAGAGCATAAGGCTGAAATGGCTGCAAGTGAGTGGAGAAGGGCAGAAGCAGAAGGTGAAGCAGAGTCTTTACGATGGAAGAATGCGTTTATTGCAGTAGAGAATCAAATTAACATCATGAAGAAACGATACGATCATTTAGTTAATGTAGCTAAAGGTGGGATTTGATTGTTCAAAGGATGCCTAAATGGATTACTGTACAGTATTGTATTTTGGGTTGTATTGATCTGGATGATATTTAGATAAGGGGAGATAACATGGAACAGTTGGTATATGAAGAATTCAAATTAACATCCGTTATTCGCAGGAAAGCAGAAAAGATTATTAGCTCATATCGTAAAGTAAATGCGTTAATTCAAACATTGCAAATGGAATTACCAGAAGTAAAGCTAACTCCTACGTATGAATTAAAAGAAGGATCATCAGCAGGTGTAAGTAATACAATTGAATCAATGTACTTGAAACAGGAGTATATAAGAGAAGAAGTAGCGAAGAATGAAGTGATTAAAGCGAAGTTAGATATTATATACAATAGCTTGAATGACATACAAAAGACAATATGGGATGAAAAGTACTTAAATGGTCGGTTTGATGATGCTATACTGGATACATTAAGAATTAGACGAGCTAATTATTTTAATGAGAAGAATGAAATGATTATGTTAGTGGCGAAAGCATTTTGTTTGATGTAGGAGGATGGATAATGAAAATAAACGGTATTGAATTTGAAGATGCAATTTGGACTTCCGATTGTGGAGGAAAACAAGATTTTGATTTCTCAGTACTATCAGTAAGTACAAGATATTGGGCAGACTTTACCGCAAGACCTAGTATTTTTTTAGGTGATAAAATAATAGTTGAATTACCTAAAGGTGAATATATAAAAGGTGAAACAGAAATAGAATGTAAAAACAATGTAGAGATATGGGTAAAAGAGAAACTAACAGAGATTATTAATAAAATAATTTAATTGGTACAAATATGGAACTATTTCGGAACAAATGGGAACGTAATCCTATATAAATCTGTAATATACTAATAAATAGAGAAGTATCGGAAAATACTTTTTCTACCTTACATGATTTTCCTGACAGTTCATCATGTATCGTTACCCTATGTAGTGTTACCGTTGATATGTAACTTATGTTATTTGAACCATGACAACTAAATAGCTTTTCATTTAAAGAAGCCTTGTGATTGGGGCTTCTTTTTTATATGTAGGTGGACCACATTAACAGAGTGGTGGGCGATACCTCAATAAAGGTAGTGGGGCCAGAGGTAATATTATGTGAGGTGTTAAAATGATTGACCTTATAAGGGATCATCCTCTTTGGATAACATTATGGTTATTAATAATAATGAATGGTATTAGTGAAATAGGTAAAAGAAAATGAATTAAGCGATTAGCATGAGGTGGTTGATATGGCAAGACCAAGAGAATATGACTATTTAGAAATTGCTAAGTTATTAAATGAGTATACAGAGAATACAGAGATTCCGATCATTGCAGAATTCTGTTATTTGAATGATATACCTAGAGATTATCTATATAAGATGGGTGATAAAGAACCAGAGTTATTACACGCTATAAAAAGATGTACTATGAGAAAAGAAGTTGTATTAGAGAAAGGTACATTAACAGGTGTGTATGATAAGACAATGGCTATCTTCTCATTAAAGCAATTAGGATGGAAAGATAAACAAGAGATTGAGCATAGTGGTGGTACGAATAATACGAATGAGATTAAACATGATCTAAGTAAATTAGACGTTAAGGAGTTGAAACAACTTGAAACACTCCTTACCAAGTCTGAAGGCGATTAAATTAGAGTTAGCAAGGCGAGATTATTCAGAGTATGTCGAGTATGTTCATAGTCATGTAGGTTATAAACACGCTAAACATACTCTTTTTATTTGTGATGTGATACAGAATGCTATTGAGCGTAAACAACGGATGATGGAAGGGTTAGAGCCTGTAGAGAATCAATACATTGCGTTAAATATGCCACCACGACATAGTAAGTCAATGTCAGTGACTGAAACACTACCGAGTTATTATTTAGGGAAGTTTCCATTACACAGGATCATCGAGATTAGTTATGGTCAAGACTTTGCAAAGAAGTTCGGTAAGAAGAACAAAGAGAAGATTGAACAGTATGGAGAAGAATTATTTGAGATTAAAATCAGTAATAGTTCATCTGCTGTTGATGATTTCTATCTTGATAATGAAGTTGGTGGCATGATAAGTCGTGGTGCTTTGTCTGGTGTAACTGGTCAAGGTGCAGACTTAATGATTATTGATGATCCGATTAAAACAAGGGAAGAAGCAAACTCTGAAGTATACCGTAATAAGTTATGGGATGAATGGGTAGATAGCTTTTCAACTCGTTTACATCCAGGTGCAATTGTTATTCTCATTCTAACTAGATGGCATGAAGATGATTTACAAGGAAGATTGGTTAATCCTGAATATGGTGAGCCATTACCCTGGAATGTCATTAACTTACCGTTAGAAGCTGAAGAAGATGATTTACTAGGCAGAACACCTGGTGAACCGTTATGGGCTGATAGATACGGTTATAAGTTCATTGAAGACAGAAAGAAATATCCTAGCTCATTCAATGCGCTGTATCAAGGTAGACCAACAGCAGCAGAGGGGAATATCCTTAAAAAGCATTGGTGGAAGTACTATGATAAGTTACCAACACTTGCTAGAACGATTATCAGTGTGGATGCAACCTTTAAAGATGGTGAGGATAGTGACTATGTCGTTATTCAATCATGGGGGAAAGTTGGTGCTGATATCTACTTATTAGACCAAATCAGAGAGAAGATGGACTTTCCTGAAACTCTTAAAGCGATTGAAAGTATGAAGAACCGTTATACTCGAGCAACAATCATTGTAGAGGATAAAGCGAATGGTTCAGCTATCGTGAGTATGTTAAGAAGGAAATTAAGTGGTGTAATACCGATTAATCCAGAAGGTGGTAAGGTAGCGAGGGTAAACGCAGTATCAGATCATATTGAGAGTGGTCATGTGCACTTACCTTCTAATGTATCATGGTTAACAACTTTCTTAGATGAAGCAAGCGCATTCCCAAATGGTAAGAACGATGACCAAGTGGATGCAATGTCACAGGCTTTAAATCGTTTTATATACCATTATGCAGAGTTGGATAAGGAAAGCGACCCTGACAACCCAACACCACAAGAGAAACATGAGAAGATGGTGAAGAAATTAACAGGTGGAAGACCTCAAATTAAATCTATAACAAAGTGGTGAATGGAGGATATAAAGTTATGAATTTGGATTTGAAAATGGTTTATTTAGAATGGCTTATTAAGGCTTTAAACATTGAAGCTGAATACGAAATCCAATACGGTATTTATAAACGCTTTAACAAACTTTGTGATGATATAGAAGCAGATATAAAATCATTTGAGCAATTACCAAGGTTAGAGGGTGAGTAAATGTTCAAACGTACTATTAAATGTGAAATATGTGGTGATGAATTACAAACATTTAACCCATTTAAATCATTAGAATGTGATTGCTTTTATGAAGCTGAAAAAGAACGTAGAGATGAGTTAAAAAGGCGTGTTGAAAATATTTTAGGAAAAGATGTAGGACAACAAACTTTACTTAAAACTATTGATGATTTAACAAGTTTTATCGAGAGTAAGGGGTGAGTAAATGATTCTATTCTTTAGTGGTGTATTCGCTACTGTTGGCTTGCTCCTTATCTTAGGTGCAGGGTATCTTTTAGGACAAAAGAGTACGCCGAAGCCAAATAGAGAGCAAACAACAGAGGAACAACACGAATTAGAAGAACAACGAAGAAAACAAAAGGTAATCGCAAGAGATTTCAATAATCTAATGGCATATGATGAAACAATCGCTTATGCACGTAAGAAGGTGGAATAATGGCAGATAAAACAAAAGCCTGGAAACTCTATGAGAGTGGAAAGAAATACAATAATCAATTAAAACCAAACTATTATGATATGGTTGATGCAAATTGGGCATTCTTTAATGGGGATCAATGGCGCAATGTTGATGCTGAAAATATGCCCAAGCCTGTATTTAACATCATTCGTAGGGTTATTACATTCTTAGTCGCTTCATTGACTGCTAGTAAAGCAAAGATTCACTTTGAACCGTTAACTGGTACTGAGGGAATAGATCAGTTTGATGACAGTCAACTAGCCACTGCACAGGTTAATAATTTATTAGAGAAGTTTAAAATGGATATTAAGATTAAAGATGTGTTGTTCGATGCAGCCAATACTGGCGATGGAGCAGCACATTTTTATTTTGATATGAGTAAGAAGCCATATGGTAATGTAGTTAACCTGTCAAACGGTCAGCAAGTAAGTGATATTAACGGTGAGATTTGCATGGAACTAGTCGATGGTTCGAATGTTTACTTCGGTAATGCAAACAGTGTAGATGTTCAATCACAACCTTATATCATTGTAAGTGGTCGTGATACCGTTAAGAACCTGCAAAAAGAGAAGAAGTATTGGTCCAAGATGAAACAAGCTGAATCTGACGTACAAGAGGATAACACCACAACGGATGCTGCTGGTGACAGTGGAAAGATAGAAGTTGATGCTGATGGCTATGGTAAAGCACAATGGATCATCATGTATGAAAAGAAAACTGTTTTAGTAGATGGTAAAGAAGTTGAAAAGGTATTTGCGACAAAGAGTACTGAAAAGACGTACATCTATGAAGAACAAGACACAGGCATGAGTACTTATCCTGTTGCATGGATGAACTGGGAACGTAGAAAGAATTCATATCATGGTATTAGCCAATGTGGAGCGATTCTTCCTAACCAGATCTTCATTAACCGTATGTTTGCTATGGTTATGTATCATTTAATGCATACAGCTTTCCCTAAAGCAGTGTATAACGCTGATTATGTACCTGAATTCAACAATGAAATTGGTGCTTCAATACCAATATACGGTACTGGTATAGAACAAGATATACGTAAAGTAGCAGGATACTTAGCGCCTGGGAATATGAGTGGTCAAATTGTACAAGTTCTCGAATTGGCTATAGAGAAGACAAAGGAAATGTTAGGAATTAACGATACTTCACTAGGTAACGTTAGACCAGATAATACGTCTGCTATTATCGCAGTACAAAAGAGTGCTGCTATTCCTTTGGAAAACCCTAAAGCGAATTTATACCAATGGATTGAAGATATTGGTGAGATTTTACTTGATATGATGGGTACTTACTATGGTAGTAGACCATTACCAATGGATGTGAAAGTACCGAAGATTGACCCAATGACACAACAACCACAGATGAATATTGATGGAACACCTGTTGAAGAAACACAAAAGCAGATCATCATGTTTGACTTCAGTAAATTGAAAGATACATGGCTAAATGTTCGTGCAGATGTGGGAGAATCTTCTTATTGGAGTGAGATTGCAGCACAACAAACACTTACCAATATGTTAGGTCAAGGCTATTTAGATGTTGTTCAGTTCTTAAAACGTGTACCTGATGAAATGATTCCTCAGAAACAAGAGTTAATCCAGGAACTAGAGTTGAAACAGCAACAAATGGAAATGCAACAACAACAACAAATGCAGATGCAACAAGAACAACAGATGCAGCAACAACAAGTGAATGAGGAGCAACAAGCACAACAACAGCAAGTTGACCATATTCAACGACAAGAAGAAATTAACTTGAAGCATAGAGAGTTAGATATTAAAGAGAAGCAAGCTAACACAAAGAAGGGTGATAAGAGGTGAGTAGTTATATAGTAATGATTACATTAGCTCTTTTTGTTAGAAAAGGGATTATCACTGAATCTGAAATGTATGAGTATTACGAAGAACTTAAAGCAATAAATGGAACTACTTTAAATGATATGCCAAGAGTAATAGAAGACCTAATAAAGCGTGTGAACTGACTACCATACCAGTTTATGCGCTTTTTGTTTTAACCATATTGTTGAAGTCAACATAATGGTTTGACCTAGATACGTCATTAAACTGTCTAATTCAAATATTCCCCAACCATAGGGAAAAGGAGAGTTACTATGTTAAAGCTTAATTTACAACTATTCTCGGCTGACGAGGATGCAATTTTACCAGATGATTTCGAGGAAACTTTCGAATCTGACCTACCAGCAGATAACGAAACTCCTGAAATAGATACTACTGAAGGTGAGGAAACGCCTGCTGCAGAAGGTGAAGAAACTCCTTCAGAACAAGACCAACAATTATTTAACGTTAAATATAACAAAGAAGAAAAACAATTAACTCTTGAAGAAATGACGAAATTCGCTCAAATGGGCATGAATTACGACAAAGTACAAGGGCAATTACAAGAATTACAAAACGATCCAGGAAGAACATTCCTACAAGATTTAGCTAAAAACAATGGATTTGATAACGTAAATGATTTCATCAATGATTTCAAAGCAGCACAGGAACAGTCACGAATTGATGAGTTAATTCAACAGAACATTCCTGAAGAATATGCAAAGAAAATGATTGAAATGGAAAAGTTTCAACAACAATTTGAACAACAGCAACAACAAAAAGAACAAGAACAAAGAGAAATAGAAGAATTTAAAGGGTTAAATGAAGTGTTCAGAGAGTTTAATGACCGTGATTTTAACCCAGACACAGACAGAATACCAGATGAAGTATTTCAAGTAGCTCAAGAAAATGGAGTACCTTTGAAATTTGCGTATGAAAGTTTCATGGCAAAACAACTAAAGCAACAACAACAGATTTACAAACAAAATGAACAAAACTTCAAGCGAAATGTTGGAGGTTCTACGACACAACATGGAAGTGTACAAACTGAATCGTCTGATCCTTTCCTTGATGGTTTTGATTCCTACAAATACTAAGGAGTGATTAACCAATGGCAGTAAATTTAGCAAGTTCTTATGCAAAAAAGGTAGACGAAAGATTTTATTTAACATCACTAACGGAGCAATCTGTCCACACCGATTTCAGCTGGGAGGGCGTAAATGCAATTAATGTATATTCAATTGCTACAGCAGCAATGGCTAACTACACTCGATCTGGTTCAGCTCGTTACGGTACAGCAGCAGAGTTAGATGATACAGTGGCAAACTACTTACTAACTCGTGACCGTTCATTCACATTCACAATTGACCGTGGAAATCACATTGATTCACAAATGGTTCGTGAGTCTGGTAAAGCATTAGCTCGCCAATTAAACGAAGTAGTAACACCTGAGATTGATATTTACCGTTTAACGAAATATGCAGCAGCAGCAACAGCTAACAGTGGAGATTCAGCAGCAGTAGTTATTACTGCATCAAACGCTTATTCTTCATTTTTAGATGGTGGAGTATACCTAGATAACAACAAAGTACCTCGTACAGGTCGTGTTGCTTATGTTAGACCATCATTCTACAAATTTATTAAACTAGATCCTTCATTCATGAAGTCGTCTGAAATCGCACAACAAAAATTAATTAACGGACAAGTTGGTGAAGTTGATGGAGTAGCGATTGTTATGGTTCCAGATTCTTACTTACCAGCTAACCGTGAATTTATCTTAGTTCATAAGTCTGCAATGGTAGCACCTAAGAAACTACAAGACTACAAAACGCATGATAATCCTCCTGGGATCAATGGTTGGTTAGTTGAAGGTCGTATCTACTATGATGCGTTCGTATTAGATTCTCGTAAAAAAGCAGTATACGCACACAAAAACGCTTAATTGAGAGGAGTATTCCAGTATGATGATTTATAAAAAATATGTTCATGAAAATGGTGAACTATTAGTACAAGATGAAGTACAAGAAGCAGCTTTAATCAGCGAAGGCTTTAAATTTAAAGAGTTAGTTGATAAAGATGGTAATAAAGTGGATGAAAACGGTAAAAAGATCAAGTAATTAACTAAGGGGGAGTGGTAGCGATACTATTCCCCCTTTTTTATTGTATAGGGGGTGCGATATGCCACAGGTATTAGGCACAGTCACAGAAGATAATGGAAGTGTAGTGACCAACTATTCAGGCACAGTAACGAATAGTGTACAAACATTCACGTTTTCTACACAGCAAGATGGTATGACCTTTATTAATAAAGGGAATGCACTAGTTACATTAACAGTGAATGGCAAATCAAATAATGTACCTCCTAATGGTACAATCCGTTTGAATTGTGAGTTCACTTCATTCGATGTAACTCGAATCCAAACAGGCTCACATCCGTTTGAGGTCAATTCATTTCGGTTAAAGAACGATGTACGTGATGTAGAAGGTTTTGTGTCGGATAATACACACCAATCAGTTAATACCACTTTTAACTCTAACGGTAGTATTACTGAATCCTTTGCAAGTGGATTAACTAAAACAACGACATTTAATGTTGATGGTAGCATCACAGAGGTTTATACAGGACCTATTAACCAAACTAAAAATATTATCTTCAACGCTGATGGTAGTATTTCGGAGGTGGTATCATGAGTTCGATTGTTTATAAGAAACTAACGGATATTGAAAACCAAAGGGAAAACCCATTTCAAACTAAATTTGGTCAAGAAATTGTATCGGTACAAGAAAGTTTCGAAGCTAGACTTTGGCGAGAAGGTAGACCGATAAGCCAATTCTCAAACGGAAATGCATTACCTACAGGGAGCGATACAACGATTTCTATGTATGCATCAGCAGGGTGTGAATTATATCCATTACACATAAGTATTACAGCAGATGTTGATTGTATCGTAACTATTCAACATACTACAAATCTCCAAGACTTCGGGAATGGTGGTAATAGCGTTTGGTATGAACCGATGTATTTGAAAGCAGGTACTCCGTTTATACGACAATACCGAGGAGAACTTAAATATTTAGAACAAGGATATTGTATGTTGACAATGCGAGGAGCAACAACTACAGGTAAAGTTTATGCTTCGATGTATGGGATTGAGGTGAGTTCTAATGCGTAAAGGATTTTTATATGTAGCAACAGGTGATTCTATTACATGGCAAAAGGTTGCAGGAACTCCAACGCCTTTAAAAGGTTCAGAGTTTTATGCTACTCAAATTAGAGATTATTTACGAACTAAGTATGATGCAGTTCGCTTAATTAATAAAGGTTATGGTGGTGCAACATCTTCAAAAATGGTTACCAATTTACCTTGGGTAACAAACTTAGAGCCTGACCTTGTTACTATTGGTTTAGGGATGAATGATTGTACTCAAATATCTACAACCACTTATAAAGCTAACCTTAATATCATTATTGATAGATGGAAACAACAAGTACCAAATGCAAAAATAATTCTTTGCTCTCCATCAAGAACGACTGATCCTGCAAGAACACCGACGATTCAATCGTTTAGAGATGCAATGGCAGAAGTTGCGACAGCTAGAAATTTACCACTTTGTAAGTTTGAAAATGCTTGGACTTCAGGAGAAGATGCAACTTGTATAACAACTGACAATGTCCATCCAACTCCAACTGGACAAAGTAAATTATATACAATTCTTCAACCGGTAGTCGCTACAACACTAGGTATTTCTTAATACACACTTGGAAACTATAACGCAACAAAGGAGGTAAACAATGAATCTACAAGAGATTATAGATGAAATAAACAAAGATGTTGATGATGAATTAGAGAATGAAGATATAGTCGGTTGGGTTAATCGTTGTTTAGATGATTTAACACCTGTCGCACGTTATCAAAAGTTAATGACCATCACAACGACAAGTGGTGTAAATACCTATTCATTGCCCTCAGATTTAACGAAAGTTGTTCAGGTAGTCGATAATACTACACCACTAAATCCATTGAATGTGAGCGATTTTAACAAGGATGGATACAAGGTGTTTGCGAATCAATTAATCTTGCAACCTACCCCAGAAGATGAACGAGAAATAACACTTTATTATGAGGGGAATTTACCTTATTTAACAGAAGCAAGTGATGTTCCTGTAATTCACTCATCATTTCACGATCTATTCGTTTTATATACAGTCGCACGATTCATGTATAAAGATGATGAAACCTACAGAAAATCGGATGCTTTTGCAGAGTATGTGCAACGTAAGAGAGAATTTGTACGATTTATGAACCGTCCTTCTATTGAATCAATCCGAAATGTATATGGAGGATGGTGTTAGGATGGCAGAGAAACTATACGGACAATTAAAAGACTTTTCAGTAGGATTAAATGCAAAAGATAGTCCTGCGTTAGCATTAGAACAAGAATTAGTGGATGTGGAAAATGCGGTATTAGGTAGAGGGTTCGTGCAAAAAAGAAGTGGGTACGAAAACTTTTCAGTCGCACCAACACAAAACACATTATATACATGGGATAAGTTAGGCGGGAAGAAATGGAGTGAAGTTTGATGGCGAATACACCTAATTACGGTTTGTATAAACCAAATCAATTAGATACTGACAAACAAGTTGATATCACGCTATCTGATAACTTTACAATTATAGATAGTGAGATTAAAAATCGACAAGATGAAATAGATAATCATAAAAATTCAACAAGCGCACATGATTCAGCAAACATCACTCATGCTTCATCTAGTGTAAAACAGGCAATTATTGACACAAACAGTCGGATTGATGGGGTTGATACAACTTTAAATGAGCGTATTGATATAATTATTGCTTCATCTGGTACGAGCGACACGGAAGTAGTAGATGCTAGAGGTGAATTTACTGTATTACATGAACGTTTAAGTAATGGAGATAAGCACTATAAAGTGGTTAAGGTAGTTGGGGATGAATCAGCAGATGATACAACAGCTATTCAAACTGCGATTAACAGTAACGCATTGAACGGTGTATGGACAGTTATTCCACAAGGTAATTTCAAACTAACTAGTCCGATTATCTTACCAAATGATGCGAAAATCATTATGCACAAAGATGCACGTTTAGCTCGTTACCATAACGATAATATCTTTCAGAATGGCAATACAGGTGATACACAAGGTAAGAGTAATATCACAATCATTGGCGGTAAAATAGATTTAAGAGGACATATTTTAAATGGTTCTGGTCAAGATGGAACAGGTATTGCATTAGGTTATGCGAAAAACATCTATCTAGCCGATGTAGAAGTGTACAATGTTTACTATTCACATGGTATTGAGTTGTGCGCTATAAATGGTGCAACTGTTGAAAGATGTGGTTTTTATGGCTTCATCTTAGATAGTGGTGGTACTCGTACGATGGCAGAAGCAATCCAAATTGAACGTGGTACAACTTCTGGATTCCCTTACTTTGGTGCGAATGACAATACAATCTGTAAGAATATTAAAATACTATACCCAAAATTTGGCGCTTCAGCAGATGCGACTTCTTGGCATGTTGGGATTGGTACACATCAAGGTGATACGATTATTGCTGCTGATGGAGTCGAGATAATTGGAGGTATTTCAGTTGATCCGTTTTTAACAAAAATCGCACAGTTTAAAGGGTATAAAAACGTTACATTTGAACGTAATACATTTACTGCCCCTCATGGTGTTGAGTTCTATGATGATGCAACACAAACAAAAGTAAGATTATTAAATAATAAAATTACAACAACCTTATTTGAAGGTGTTTATTTAAACGGTGTGGATGGACTTACTTCAGATGGTAATACAATAAATGGTTATACCAACGCAATTGCTATGACAGGTAGTTGTCGAAATATTAAACTAGGTGCTTCAGAAGATTATTCAGCACAAACAAGCGATGCAATCAACGCTCAATCATCATCAAGTTATATTGTAATAAATGGCGCAACAATCCGAAAGTCAGGAAGACACGCTTTTAACTTCTTCGGGGGATGTAGTCACTTTAAAATTATGAACTGTATGATTTTAGATGTTGCAGATACAGGGAACGCTTTTAACTTTGCAGGTTCTAATACCAAAATTGGTCATGTAAGAGGAAATCATGTTATAGATACAGTTATGGTGAATGTAGTTGCTGCTACTTCTGGAATGGATCGTCTATTCTTCAACGATAATTTTTACGCAGCATCAATCACTACACCAATTAATAGTACAGCTACAAATTCAGATACTTCAGGAAATCACACATTTTAGGAGGTGGGTTATGACAACTTGGAATAACGCTCTAAATGTTCGAAATCCTGTATATAAGTTATACGACTTTAACAAAAGTAACGGAACAACAGAATTATTAGCAGTTAGCAATAATCAATTACACAAAGATGTGAGTGGCTCATTAACACCTATCACTGGAACGCTCACAAGCAACACTACGAAGTTTATTACTTATAAGAATAGAAGTATTAACGATGTAGTTTTAATTGCTGATGGTGGCAGTTTAAAGGCTTATAATGGAACAAATGTAAGTACAGTTACACCTCATACACCAACAACAGATGAAACAACGAATCCTGGATTAAATGACTTGGCGAATTTAACAAACTTTCGTGCAATGGCTATTAAAAAGGATCGTATTTTTGTGGCAGCACATCCAACGGTTAAGAATCGAGTACACTTTTCGTACTTTGATCCATATTTAGGATATGCAGTCTATGATTATTTCCCTGCTATTTATTTCTTTGATGTAGCAACAGAAGATAATGATGAAATCACAGAATTAAGGGTGTTCCGTAACACGCTTATTATTTTTTGCAAAAAAAGTGTATGGGCATTAAAAGGTGATGGAGCAACATTAACTGATTTGGAATTAATCAAACTGAATGTACCAAAGGGATGTATCGCACAAAACTCAGTCCAAGAAGTAGGAAATAACTTATTCTTCTTAGCTGATGATCATGTTTATAGCTTATTTGCGACAGAACAAGAATATATATCTGCTCAAATTATGAGTGATAAGATACTACCAGTTTTAAAGTCTGTAGGATTAGTAGACAAGGCACAAGCTAGTTCAATCTTCTATGACAACAAGTATTACCTAAGTTTCCCTAGTGGCTTAACCTTAGTATATGATGTCACATTAGAATCATGGACTAGATTAACAAATATAAAAGCAAACTCCTTTATTGTTAGAGATAACTTACTGTACTTCTCTACTAATGATGGGGTTATTTATCGTTTCAACGAAAATAAGTTTTCAGATAATGGGAAACCAATACCTTTTAAAATGAAAACAAAAATATTCGACTTTGATTTCCCTGTTCATAAAAAGAAGTTTCGTAGATCATGGGTTATTTTAAAGCAATGGGCGAATTACAGTTCAACATTTGATTTAAATATCGTGGTTGACCAATTTGCCATGCAAAACGTTTCAGGGTTAACAGGTGAATCAAAAGCTGAAGGGTCTGGTGTATGGGATGTTAGTACATGGGACAATGCAACATGGGATTTCTCTGAAACGGTTCAAAATGAATTGAAAATCGGTAAAAAAGGAAAAGATATTCAATTCCAAATTAGCAACGAAATCGCAGACGAACCATTAACAATTTATGGATTCGTATTAGAATACCAAATCAAGAAACCGTAAGAGGTGATTAAAATGTCTTATCAACGAAAATATGATTTTCAAACAGGTACTCGAATTAGTTCGAATCAAGTTGATGAAGAATTCAACCAACTAATTGCAGCAGTTAATCAAATTCAATCAGACGACAATTCAAAAGATGTAGATTTAAGAAGTAAGGTGCAAATGTCAAAGATTACAAATGATAACGGAGGAGTAAAGCTTTCTGTTACTGATCCTAAAAAAAATATATTAAACGAGCTTCTTAATTTAGGTCCAGGACTACACACGTTTTACTCTGTTTCAGGAACAATCGGAAATCCAAATTCTAGTGTTTCGATTCGTGGGTTATTCCACCAAACCGCACAAGGGTATGGATGGGTGTATGCTCAAGATTCAAACGGAACTTCTTACGAAAATTATGTAGATGGTTCGACTTGGAGAGGTTGGAAAGGTGGTCAAGCGGTTTTATATACTTCTACTTCTGGAATTTATTTAACTGCTGACCAAACCGTTACACCAACAAAAAAGCTCTCTCAAACAAAAAACGGATGGATACTTATTTGGAGTGATTATGATCCTGGTGTTGGTGCGAATAACTATGATTGGTCAACTAATTCATATGTTCCTAAATTCATGGGCGCAAATCATAATGGTCAAGCAAATTTATTTAGTATTCCATCTAATAGTACAGGTACAACAATTACTAAAAAAGCATACGTTTATGACGATAAAATAGTCGGTCATGATGATAATACATCTAATGGTGCGAATGACGTTGTTTTACGATATGTCATAGAATTGTAGGAGGGATAAGATGGCAGGGTTTCAATATAACTACACACCTATGAGTTATGGCAATGCTCAAAAACAAGCATTACAACAAATTGACCCATTGTATCAACAAGGTCTTAAAGCGATTCAACAACAACAATACCAAAATAATGTACAATCTGGTCAAGTTGCCGCAGCTCGTGGATTAGGTCATTCAGGACTTGCAGCCGATTCATTAAACAAAATTGCAATTGCAGCCGCAGGAGATGCAGCAAACTTAAACGCTCAACGTATGACACAAGCTAATACAATGGCTCAACAATTAGTCGATAACGATAAACAATATGATTTATCAAGACGTTCTCAAATGTTCAATGAATATTCTTCAAATCGTGATTATAACTATGGTGTTGGTCGAGATAAAGTAGCAGATCAACAATGGAATAAACAATATAATCGTGGTGTATATGAATCAGATCGAAGTTACAAATACCAACAAGGTAGAGATAAAGTAGATGATGCGTGGAAACAAAAGGAATGGAGTCAAATGTCACCTGCTGAAAAGCAACAGATGGCACTTCAATACTCTTACAGCCAAAAATTAAAGGGGTCTAGTGGTGGAGGAGGAGGTGGAAGAAGTAGCAGAAGCCACAAAGGAAGTAGTGGAAAAGGCGGTAAAGGTGGAAAGGGTAATTCTAAAGGTAAAACATTATCTAATGGAGATACTTACTTACATTATGGATACAATGAAGCTAGACCGACTACAGTTTCTCAATATGTAGCCAAAGAATACCGTACAAATGACCCTGAAACTTACCGAAGAGCTGCGTTTGATCGTTACAACGAACAACGAAAAGCAGCAGGATTAAAACCTATTCCTTATACTCCATCGAAAGGATATGAGTATTAATGGTTAAAACGATTTTAGATTACATTAATAATGTAGAAAAACGGAAACGAAAAACAAATTCCGAAAAAGAATACACTCAGCACTTGCAATATACGAAAAATAAAAGTTATTCAGAAAACAAATCCCAATATGATTCAGCACGTAAAGAAATGGGATTGAGTCAAGATGATAACTTAACAAAAAGTAAGTATGATAGTATGTTTGGTAATGAAAAAACAGGCGATACAGGAATGTATGGAAGGTATCAAAAATACCATCAATCAAATAACAATAATGAAAAGGCTACTCCTAAAAAGAGTAGTCTTTCTTTTGATGAAAAAGTAGACAAAGGTATCTCTAAGTTAGGTAAGTTTGTTAATGACATAAAAGATAACAAACTAGCTAACTCATACTTAAAAGGTGTTAAAAAGACTTCTGAAGTTCTTTATCAGTTATCAGGACTAAAAGCTAAACACGATCTAACACTTAAACCTGGTATGAAAGCTATGGAGTTAGAAGATAAATATGTAGCTGCCCCTA